AAGAATGTAGAAAATCTTAACAAAGATTTAGAACAAACCCAAGCTGATCTAGGTGGTATTGAAGAGGCAGGTGATAAAATGACTGGAGGTCTTATCTCTGGTTTTAAGGGAATGATTGCAGGTGTTAAAAGTGCTATTGTAGGTTTAAAAACTTTAAAAGGTGCTTTACTTGCTACAGGTATTGGTGCATTTATTCTAGCTATAGGAGCTGTTTCAACTGCTTTAACTAATTCAGAAGAAGGTCAAAACAAATTTACTAAATGGGTTACACAATTAGGTGTAATACTTGGAAACGTAACAGACATATTAGGCAATTTTTGAAACGCTATTATAAACTTTGTTACAGGTAATTTTGATGAAGCTGCTGAATCCATAAACGCTGTTACTGAAGGAATTAAAAACTTTGGAGAAGAGACTAAAAAAGAAATAAAAATAGCAGGAGAGTTAGCTGATATGAGAGCTAAAGCTGATAAACTTGAACGTAGACTACAAGTAGAAAGAGCTAAGGCTGATAGAGATAGAGCAGAGTTATTAGAACAAGCTATAGATAAAGAGAGGTTTTCAGTAGAAGAAAGGATTAAGTTTCTAGAAGAAGCAGGTAGGTTGGAAGAAGAAATAACTAACAAAGAAATAGAAGCAGCTAGATTAAGATTAGAAGCTAAGATTCAAGAAAACGCTTTATCAGCATCTACTAAAGAAGATTTAGATGAAGAAGCAGAATTGAAAGCTATGCTTATTCAATTAGAGACTGCTAAACTTACAAAACAAAAAGAGGTAACATCTCAAACTATTGCTTTAAAAGCTGAAGAGGCTGCTGCCTTAAAAGCTATTGAAGATGAACAAAAAAGAGTTAAAGATGAACAAGAAGCTGCTGATATTGCTAAAAAACAAGAACAAGATAAAATAGCTACTGAGAAACAAGCTCAAGCTGATGCAAAAGAAAAACAAAGGTTAGATATTATAGCATCTGAAAAAGAAGCAAGAGATCAAGCTGTAGCTGACAGAGAAATAGAACTAGAACAAAAAAGATTAGCTGCTAAAAGTGCAGTAACTAATGGTATTATAGGATTATTTGGTGCTGAATCTAAAGCAGGTAGAGCAGCATTGATATTTAAACAAGTAATGATAGCTCAAGAATTAATAGCAGAAGCTAAAAAAACAATAACTATGGCAAGTTTAGCAAGTACAAGAGCTGCTACTGCTACTACAGAAGGAGCTGCTCAAACTGCTAAAATAGGATTTCCACAAAATATACCTATGTTAATTGGTTATGCTCTACAAGCTGTAGGTATTATAATGGCTATTAAAAGTGCTGTAAGTAAAACAAAAGCAATAGCTGCTCAAGCAGGTGGTTCTGGTAGTGTGCCAAGTATATCAGCTCCTTCAATTCCAACTGCTTCTGTTCCATCAAGTCCTCCAGATATGGCTAGTGTAGGTGGATCAGGAGTAAATCAATTAGCTAGTGCAATAGGTGAACAAAATCAACAACCAATACAAGCATTTGTGGTTAGTAATGATGTAACTACAGCACAAAGTTTAGAAAGGAACATAGTAGATGGTGCATCTATTGGTTAAATACAAAATAATAAAATAAAAGCGTTATACAATTATGAAGATCATTGAATTAATCCTAGACGAAGCTCAAGAAATGATGGGCATAGAGGCAATATCAATAGTAGAAAATCCTGCAATAGAAGAGGACTTTGTTGCTTTAAAATCAGAAGAAATTTCACTAACAGAAATAAATAAAGATAAAAAAATCCTAATGGGTGCTTTACTTATTCCTAATAAACCTATTTATAGAAAGAATGAGGAAGGTGAATACTACATTTACTTTTCTAAAGATACTGTAGAGAAAGCCTCACAGTTATATCTTAAAAATGGTAATCAAAACAACTCAACTTTAGAACATCAGCACGAACTTAATGGATTAACTCTTGTAGAATCTTGGATTGTAGAAGATGAAAAATATGATAAGTCTAGAAAATATGGTTTAAATGTACCAGTAGGTACTTGGATGGGTGCTGTAAAAGTAAACAATGATGAGGTCTGGAATGAATATGTTAAGACTGGTAAAGTAAAAGGTTTTAGTATTGAAGGATATTTTGTAGACAAAATGGAAAAGAAGGAAAAAGATTACTCAAGTCACTTAGCTGAAATAGAAGAAGAAGAAGCTAAAGAAATGCTTTCAGATATTAGTAGCATCTTAATAAATAAAAAAGGAAAGAAAACTAAAATGGAAAGTTATTCTGATTATCCTAAAGCTGTAAAGAACAACGCAAAAAAAGGCTTAGAATTAAACGCTAAAATTAATAATAAATGTGCTACACAAGTTGGTAAAATCAGAGCTAGACAATTAGCTAAAGGAGAGCCAATATCAGTATCTACTATTAAAAGAATGAATAGCTATTTAAGTAGAGCAGAAGAGTATTATAATGCTAATGATACTAAAGCCTGTGGTACTATTTCATATTTACTATGGGGTGGTTTAGCAGCAAAAAGGTGGTCAGCATCTAAACTTAAAAAAATAAATAAATAAACTATGGATATATCTGTATTAAGAAATGTATTATCACACATTGAACAAGTAGACAAAAAAGTATATTTAGATCAAGTAGTAGATTCTAATTATGCTATTATAGATGATAGACTTGCTTATGATACTCAAGAAAAAGCAGAAGAAGTAGCTGAAGATTTAGGATGTTCAGGTTTTCATACTCACGATTTTGAAGGACAAACGTGGTATATGCCCTGTGAAACACATACAGCTAAATGAAAAATAAAAAGACATTTATACCAAGTAGGACAAGTCCAGTAGGAGGTAACAGAGCTTGTCTATGTAAAGACACTAATACTTATAGCATTGATTGCTGTGATGGATCGTTATGGTCACAGGGAATTGGAGTTATAAGTAGGACTGCATCTTAAAAATGCAAAATTAATTTTAATAACCGTTATATGTTTAATTATGAAAGCAAGTGAAATGATAAATCAAATCAAAACACTCCTTGACATTCAGGTAAAACTTGAAGAAAGGAAATTAGAAAATGGCACAGTTGTAGAAGCTGAATCATTTGAAAAGGGTAGAGAAATATTCATCAAAACTGATGATGAAAAAGTCGCTATGCCTGTTGGTGAATATATCTTAGAATCTGGCGAGTTAATCGTAGTAGAGGAAGAAGGTATAATTGCTGATGTTAGAGACGTTAGTGATGACGTACCTGCTAAAGAAGAAGAGTCAGCAGAAACAGAAGACTTGGAAAAAGATGATTCTGAGACAGAAAACTTAGATGAAGATGATCCTAGTAGATATGTTACTGTAGATGATTGGAGAGGTATGGAAGAAAGAATTGCTAATTTAGAAGATGCAATTTCTAATCTTAAAAAAGATAAGGAATCTAATTCTGAAAAAGTAGTTGAAGCTGAAGAACAACCTAAAGACAGACAACCAAAGTCTAGAACAGTAAAAGAGGAGTTCTCAGATAAAGAAAATAATGAAGAAAATCTTGACAGCGACCTAAAAGAAGAGCTTTCAAAACCTGCTGCTGATCCTATCAAGCACAATCCTGAAAGTAATTCTGATAAAGTTGAAATGACAAGATACTCAGAAAAAAGACGAGGTTCTGTAATGGATAACGTCTTAGATAAATTAATAAACAATTAAATTTTAAATAAAAATGGCTTTAAACATTACATCAACCTATGCAGGAGAGTTTTCTGGAAAGTACATCGCTGCTGCATTATTATCAGGCAACACTATCTCCAAAGGTGGGATAGAAGTTAGACCTAACATTAAGTATAAAGAAGTAGTTAAAAAAGTAGCAACTTCTGGTCTTATTGTAGATTCTACTTGTGACTTTACGTCAGCAGGTAATATAACTCTTACTGAAAGAATTATTCAGCCAGAAGAGTTTCAAGTAAACAATGAATTTTGTCTTACTCCATTTGTATCAGATTGGGAAGCAGTATCTATGGGATACTCAGCTTATGACAAAATCCCTGCTAAATTCTCAGATTTCTTAATAGCTCACGTAGCTAAAGAGGTTGCTCAAAAAACTGAGCAAAATATCTGGCAAGGTGCTAACGCTACAGCAGGTGAATTTGATGGTCTAGTAACACTAGCTCAAGCTGATGCTAATACTGTTAAGATTACAGGTACTACTGTAACTAACGCTAATGTAGTAGCAGAAATGGCAAAATTAATTGACGCTGCTCCAAGTGCTATCTACGGAAAAGAGGACTTAAAACTTTATGTTTCTCAAAACGTAGCTCAAGCTTACATCAGAGCTTTAGGTGGATTTGCAAACGTCACAAATGGTATTGACAATAAATCACAAATGTGGTATAGTGGTCAAGAATTATCATTTGATGGTGTTCAAGTATTCCTAGCAGAAGGTATGGCTGATAACACTATGATGTTAGCTCAGACTTCTAACCTTTACTTTGGTACTGGATTATTGAATGATATGAACCTTGTAAAAACTCTAGATATGGCAGACCTTGATGGTTCTCAGAATGTTAGAGTAATTATGAGATTTACAGCAGGTGTACAGTATGGTATCTCAAGTGATATTGTAGTGTATTGTGGAACTTGCTAATTAGAATACACTTATAAGGGGTAGGATAGGATTGTTCCTACCTTATCCCTTTTTTTTTAAAAAATATAAAATTATAATTATGGCTTGTACATTAAAAACTGGAAGAAAATTACCTTGTAAGACTGGT